AAGCAGAGTGAGCTAAGTTGTGAGTTTCATCAGCACCCTCGTAAGTGTATATGATTTCTCTGTAGTTCTTACCACCGGGCAAGTTATCATCTATGTATTGTTTGTACCGGGTTTCACCACCAAAGCCATCAAAGTCAGGGTCGTAGTCATCAGCATCCACTCTGAACATGTCGTAACCTTCATCTGCCATTGCATCTCTGAGTTGTATCTGGGCTTCTGTTCTGCTGTAGGCTATGTTGCTAGGGTCAGTAACTCTTTGACCATCAACAAATAGTTGATAGCCAACGTCTGAGTCACCAAAGGCAAAAGTGTTATCACCTACATTATTAACACCTGTAGGTCGTATGAGTTCGTATGGAGCTTCTTCATATCTCATTCTGGCAAGTTCGTCTATGACATCATTCACTGTTTCATTGGAAGCTCCACTTTGTAAAGATTTTCCTGTTCTTTCTACTATATCTGCAAAAGTAAATTCATCACCATAAGATGCTAACTCATCTGGAGTTAATCTGTTTCTTGCGTAATCATCTGCATAATCTTGTATGTTTTCAAGGTTCCCTTGGTCTAAGTCGTATTCAATATCCCCTACTATGTCATCCCAAAGAGAAGCACCAGTAAGAGGGTCATCAGAAGGTGTAGTAATGTCAAAATCCATTACCTGTCCTTCGCCACCACCTAAGACTTTTTTACCAACTACTACTTTATTGCCACTGATACCTTCTACTGTTTCTCTCAGTGTGGCTTTAGGGTTGGCTTTGATAAATTCATCTATACCAAGAACTTCTAGTTCTTTTGGTTTTAGGTTTTTGTTTGCCCACTGGGTAATACCTTGACCTCTGAGCTTTGGAGAGGCTTTTTCGATTAAGTCTTTGATTCCCGGTGAATAGGAACCATCAGGTGTGTATGCCAGATTGAGAGTATCTTCTGGTGTAAACATAGGTTGTTTGCCTAAAGATACTATGCCTTCTTCTGGCTTTGTCGCTTTACCAGCTTTACTGCCAGCTCGCATTGCTAGACCAAAAGCCCCTAAGCCTTTTAAGGCAGTACCAAGGGGAGGACCTACGAATGGGGCTGCGTACAATGTATCACCAGCTACGCCTAGCCCTTGCAAACCAGCATCGAGATAACCCATACCACCACGTTCTATGTTTTCTGCAAAAGAAGGATAAGGTTCACCAGTAAAAGCTTCTGATAGTTCTTCACCTCCGGGTGATGGGAATTGTCCAGCTGCATCTAAGTAACCAGCACCGGGAGCCATCATAGAAGCAAAGTTTGCTTTCTGTGCGTCAGTTACATATTCGTCTAATACTTTTTGTAGTAGCAATGATTCAATGGACATCGCACAATTCTATCACCTAAAGCAAGGACCCGTAAACCAGACTACGACTGCATAGCGTTCACCAGAGGTGATTGGTTTGATCTTGTGAGGTATAAAGCTACTGAAAGCTATTACATTGCCAGCTGTAGGTCTTTGGCAAGACCCTGTCTCACTGGTACGAAAGCATATCTCACCACCCTCATAGCCATCATTCAAAACTATCGTCACACTGACTTTTCGTGATATAGCCTTTTCGCTGGAGTCTAGGTCGATGTGGTAGCTGTAACCATTAGAAGGTGACTTATAGTGGAGTATCTGTGCTTTCTCCATGCCTGTCAGATCGTACTTGAAGTAGAGATTAACCATTTGAGCAACTTTTTGTAATATTTCATACAAGTTTTCAGCTTCTTGCTCTATGTGGTAAACATCTGCATCTCTGATGGAAGTGTCTGTTACTTCTTTACCATCTTTGTAAACCTTTCCTTTGACTGGTATTGCATCCTCAAGGTAATCCATGAAGGCTTGTACTTCTTCACTGGATAGAGCCATACCTGTGACTCCATGTTTGGATGGGTTCATTTGTACATTAGCTCATAAGTAGACCAATTCTTCAACAATATGTCTAACCAGTCATCCATGGACATGATAGCCATTTTTTGGTTGTCTACCTCCCATTCAGGATTTATGGCATGAAAGGGTATAGCCACTCTTGTAGGAATACGATTGAACTTAAAAATCAATATGGGTATGGTACCTTCGTTGTCAGCTGATTCACAGACTTGTCTCCACCATTCTGGTTTGAGCCAGTTACCTTCTTTGTAATGTTTGCACTCGATAGAGTGAAATGGAATGTTTATGTCAGAAAGGTTCTTTGTTTGGTATTGGTCGAGGTTTCGCTTACAGGTTACATCAAAATTATTTTGCAAAAAAAATTCGTTTAGGATTCCTACCACCTTTCTCTCATAACTAGCCCCCTTGTTTCTTGAGTTGATTGGCATGGTCAGGATTTTTCTGGTCTAACTTTTTTTATATACATGTGCAAAGTATAGCACTTCTAAAGTGCAATGAGATTTTTTGATGATTGGGTGTACTCAACTTAGTTATAACTGTAAAAATATTTGCGTCTGCCATATATGGGTGTGTGGGGTCTTTTCTAATAATCGTCTACCCAAAAAACCCAGTCTATAGGGTTCCTTTGCAGTGTCTAGCGAACCAGCTGGCGAACCAGATTTGGTAGCGTGTTTACCCTGTGTTCACACATGTGCACAAACATGCTACTAATTGCACATAAGAATATTGCTCTAAGCTATTGATTTTATTAGCTTTTTTGGTCTAAATTTAATTTTTCTGAGATTTTTTTGCTCCTGTGGGTGAGCACCCCAGAAACTAAGTTAAAAACTCACTTATCTTTCATCGAGTAGTCTGTTGTCTCTGCTCCTAAAAGCTTGCCCAATCTCTCTTTGATTTGTTCCTTGGTCATGTTCTCAAGGTTGGCGTTGATGTTCACATTCTGTGACCTGTTGATAGATAAACCAGCAAGTTGGTTGAGCTCTTTGATAGCTGATACAGCTGCGTTGAACTGTCCATTCTCGAACGCTGTCTCTGTTATCTTCCACAACATTGTTCCAGTCTTAGCTGGCGTTATCGCAAACTTCTCTGCTAACTCATCTTGCTTTACTCGTATTGCCTTAACCACATTAGGATGATGTTTACCACTGAGCAGTTTGTTAGCACTCGCTGATGGAAACTCAAAGCCAGCCTTCCTAGCTGCCTCAGTCTGGGAGCAAGCTCCCTCAGTGTAGTGCCACACAAATGAGGCTTGCATTTCAGTCAGCCCAAACTCTTCGTCTTTCTCAAACTGAGTTGGAGCACTCACCAATGGTGTCTTCGCTTTCTTTGGTCTTCCAGCCATGTCTATATCCTTATTATCATTTGTTATCTAACAGTGTACCAAGTGCAGTGTACAGCCTCCAAACACTTCTGTAATTGCAACCCCTATAAACCCCTTTCTATTTATAACCATGCTAATTAATTAATATTTATATATATAATAATAACCTAGTAACCTATAACATACAGAAAGCCTTATAAATAAAGGAAATCTTGACAGTGTACTACTCAGTGTACCTCTACCCAAACATTCCCTCCTAGATACCCTTTTTCTACACACATCAACAGAATTACGCACATCTGTGCTCATCTGTCTAGTTCCCTCATCACCTCATCTCTCGACTTAAAGTGTACCCTAACAAAGTATTTCCTCACCAAAGCCACTATTGTGAACACCAGAGTTTGCACTCCAGCTGTGACTGGCACACTCAGTTCAAGCCAAGTTGTGACAGACAAGACAACAAAAGCAATAGGAAACGCCATGAAAAAACCTATGGTCACATCGCTGACAGCCTCTCTCATGGCACTCCTATCTAGTGTCATATGTCACCCTCAGACTCGCCCTAATACCATGTGCATTGAGCTTCTCTTTGAGCTCCTCTAAAGAGTTATCACTCTCAGGTCTAATGACCACACCAGAGTGCACATAAAGAGCTTTAACAGTCTTTTTATTCTTCATATAGCCTCCTATCCCTAAAAAGCTGAAATAAGTCGTGTACAGCCACAAATGGCATGGAGATGACAACAAATGTAAGCAATATCACAGCACATAGAAGGAATAACCATATAGTGAACCACTCTTTAATCACTGAACAAATCTCCTTGTGGTGATTTCATTTGTATATCAATGCAATCATATTGTTTATTTTGTCCTTTAGGATATGCAAGCACCTCCCATTTCATGTCTTTCCTCATATCTTTTTTTTCTTTCTTATTACCATGCAAGTAGATGTATCTATAGGTAGGCAACAGCTCTACTCTACCTGTTATTTTTCCCTTCTTGTCTATGTCTCTTCTCATGTCAAAAGTTGTGCCATCCTCAAAGGTATACCTGTGTTTTTTTGCACTGGTTCCTGTATACAACCAATTAGTAGCTTGATAAACGTAACCATGATGATTGTGATTAGCATCAGCATAAGACACTAAAGCTATAGGTGTTGGTAACTTCTTTATGGCTTGCATAATGAAATAACTGGCTGTGTTTTTAGGAGTGTTGGAGTTTAGAACCAACCTATTAAGTTCTAGCGTTCTAATTTTATTTTTCTTGAAGATACATTTGCCATCATTGTATTCTTTGTTAGGAGGACAACCAAAAGTAATGACACCTTCTATGTTGTCACTCTTGTCAACCAATCCAAAAGCATAAGATATAGGACACAATCTTTTAGCATAATGTTTTTTTAACAACCAATCTCCATAAAGACGTTTATCCACTTGTTTTATTCTGTAAAGAGAAGTGGCACTTAATTTACCCACTAATCATCTCCAAAGTTGGCGTTGAACCCACCACTGTCGTTTTCTACAGCTG